GCACAAGTACCTATAGAAAAGGAAGAAGAATAATGCAAGACATGACCATGATCTGGAATGCCATTCTCACGATGGCTATTGGTGGATTTCTGTGGTGGATACGTACCACTTCAGCATCCATTACAAAGATACGTGAGGAAGGGTTAGGTAATAGGGAGCATATAGCTCTGACCTATGCAACCAAACAAGAAGTTAAGGATGACCTACACCAGATTATGGCAAGGTTTGATAGAATTGAAAATAAGATAGATGACTACATGAGGATGGATAAGTAATGGTTGATCCACTACCTATGGAAGAACCTACTCCTGTTAGGATATCAGATCAGTACCCTGCTGCTGCTGCTCTAATACGTAAGTATGAGTCAGTTAATCAGTCAGGTAACCCACACCTTACTCCTTATCCAGACTATGGTGGTAAGACATATGTAGCTGGATACGGTAGAACCATTGATAGCGATAAGAAAGATATACCGTGGACAGTTGAACAATCAGAAGCAGACTTGGATATTCAAATATCAGAAAGTTTAAAAGATATAGAGAAGCTGGAAAGACAGTTACCAGAAGGTATGTCTTTTAGTAGAGCAGAAAAAGAGGCTCTTATTCCATTCATGCAGAATGTAGGTTATACAAATCTTAAAGATACAGAAGCTATAAAGGCTTTAAGAAAAGGTGATAAAGAAAGATTTGCATTTGAACTGTTCGATGCTGAACAAGGATTTACAAAAGGTACAAATAAAGATGGAGATAAAGTTTTACTAGGTGGACTAGTAGCAAGGCGTGGAGAAGAAGCAGCCTTATTTTCCAGAAAAAATACAGGTGGGATGATACAACGTAATCCATACCCATATAGTGCACGACCCATATAAGGAGTTATAATGAAGAAACGATGGGAGTTTTTCTCAGAAGACGATTTAAGATGTAAAGGAACAGGGGAAATAAATATGAATGAAGAGTTTATGAAAAGACTCGTAGCTCTTCGCAAAGAACTAGATCAACATATGAATATAATATCAGGCTACAGACATATGGCCTACAATGATGTTATAGGCGGCAGTAGGAACTCTCCTCACCTACGAGGTATAGCAGTAGACATTGCATGTCATGGTAAGAAAGCATATAATATAATTAGATTAGCAACAGAGCATGGCTTTAAAGGTATAGGCATAAAGCAGCATGGCTCTAAGGAAGATAGGTTTGTCCACCTAGATATGGACGATCATCAATCTCCAACGATATGGAGTTATAAGTAACGCAACGATAAGGAGTAATAAATGGATTGGATGGAATTTATTAGAACGTCTTGGCCCATCTTCCTTGCACTTACTACTCTTATCGTTGTGCTGGCAAAGATGCATTCAGATATTCAAATCATAAAAGATAAAATACGAACACTCTTTGAACTATTTAACAAGGATAGGAACTAAAAACTACGGCTATATTCTAGGAATATATCTCCTGTATCTCTATAGCTCACACCATCTACGGTATCGGAACGAAAGAAGTTAACAGTACGTCCTATCTTACGGGTCCAAGCTACCTTGATAATGTTATCTTCCAAGAACTGCTTTGAAAGAAAGAGCCTCATCTTATTCTGAGTACCATCATCTGCATTAAATTCATAACGAGTACCCAATGTAATACCTAGATCTGCTGTCCTAGTGGGCAACGGAGCCAGATCTTCAACAGTAACATCACCTGCTTGTGCTTCTTGTTCATCGTTACAAGCAGCAATCACAAACAAACTAGCTACTAAAGCTACAATAATCTTCATATATTTCTCCTATGTAAAGTTACATTTCTTAATAAGGTTATCAACTTTGTCTTTGCCAAGTATTTGTAGAGCTTCAATGATAGATGTTTCTAAACCTTCCTTAGATATGTCAGCATCTTTATCACTCTTGGCTCCTCGTATTCTGGAAAGAAGTTCCAGTGCTTTGATAGCACTATTTGTATGCCCACTATTCTTAGCAAATGTATATTGATTTTCTATTTCATCAATAACATCTATATTAGTTTCTAGTTCATTCTCTAAGTCGGCTATTCTTTCCACAATCTCATCGTTCTTCAACATCCTATAACCTTGATTATAGGCAGATCGTGCAGCATATCCAGCAGCCTTGGCAGCTTCTGTTGCATTACGATGTAGCACGTAGGCTTGTGCAAACCTCTCTTGTTTATCTGTTAGCATTATTTAAGGTTGTCTCTTTGTATACCTTTGGTCTTCTCAAAACTTCTCATACCACCTAGACCAAGTAAGGATAATGTTAATGTCATCAGTCCTTCTGTTGGTATCATAGGTAGTACTATATCATTAGCCCATATAGCCAAGGCCCATAGACATATAGGTTGGAATACGAATTGCCATCCTAATCCAAAGGCACATATCCACATGATAGCTGGCCTAGCTCCTGCTACAAAGATAGAAGGATGCTTGGCTTGTTCTTTATTAACATCTATCTGTGCAAGATTAGCTCGTTGTACCTGTGTCTTCAGCTCATGGTTTAGCTTGGCACGTAGATCTTTGTCCTCGACAAACTTATCCAGTACATTATCTACCACACCTACTACTGATTCTATAAGTCCTATAGCCATAGTATTCTCCTATGTTAAATATATATTAGCAAAGAATAAAAATACAAAGCTGAGAACAAATAGGGATAATACCAGTTCCCAATCTTCCACCATATTCCTAATGGCTGTACAAAACATTTGTTTTAAATATTCCAGACGAGACAAATCTTTCCTCCACTTCCTCAAAGGTTACATGAACAGTTGTCCACTCATGATGCTTATTGTACCATACCTTATTCAGTAAGTCCATCCACCATTCAGGAGAATGTACAGATACGTGTACGTTCTTGCCATTCTTAAATGTTTTAAGTGCTTCATAACAGGCTATGTTCAGGAATACAGCCTTACTTGAGTAGCCCATGATCTTATCCAACACCCACTCTGCATCCTCTGTAGGTACGTGTTCCATAACATCAACAGCTATGACTGCATCAAATACTCCTTCAGGTAGCTTGGAAAACTTCTCCACACCCGGATCATAACATGTTACTGAGTTAAGATTCCAGAACTTATCCAATGGTTTAGTCAGCTTCTTCTTAGTATAAGGATGATCTGCTTCATATAAGTATCCCTTACCACTACCATAATCCAGAAGAGTCTTACACTTGTTATCCTTTAGAATAGATCTAATGTAATGTGTATACTTTAGTACACTCTTACCCGGAAACATAGTAGGATCTTGATGTAATTCTTTGTATTCATTTACTAATTCATTATACTCAGTGGATGGCTCAGTCATTAAAGGCATCCTTAAACTCACCAATCTTTCGTTCATCCAGATATAGTTTCCATAGAGCACTAACGAGTGTGTTGTCTCCATGTACATCCAGTGTTAAGTTCATAGATGCATCATTAAAGGTACGTTCACAATCCTGTGCCATAGCCAGTAGCTCACCTGTAGTCCAGAAGTTTTCTCCACGTACATTAACCTGTATGTACTTAGGCTTTGGCTCTTCGTCTTCTGCACCTGTTGTCTCTTTCATCTGTTCTGGAGTAGGTTGCTTTTGCATGGAAGAATCAAATCCAAAGAGATCAAATGTTCTAAAGCCCATTGTGTGCATGATACCAAGGCACCTCATGGCTGCACACGTACCACCTGTAATAAGAGTAGAGCCTTCTGGTATGCCAAGGTTAGGCATTACATGTACCTTCTGGTTCTCTATCTCCTGTTCTCTCTCGTCTTCATTACGTAGTGATTCGGTAAAGGCATGCCATCCATAGATGTCAGCTTTCTTTTCCAATAGATACTTAGTAACAGATGGATCTGTCATGGATGCTACAAAGAACTTAGTGGTAGGATCAATAGTCTTGAATAGATCCTTACGTATCACTCCATGTGTACTCTCTCCTTCAATAGATCGTGGATCAAGTACAATACAAGCCCAAGGTTTGATACCATTCTCCAATAGTTTAGGATAAGAGTGCTTTACACATAGTACTTTAGCATCTGGTTTCTCTTTCATAAGCTGCTTAACTTTAGAGAAGTCCGTTGAGTGTCCACCTGACACTACAATAACTTCACCACTAAGGGGTATACACTTACCAAGGAACTTGTCCTTATCCAT